CTTTTCGGGATTGCTCCGCCAGCCATAGCGCTTCCCCCGTTTTTGCGCGAGCGTCCCTACTTCGCGGTCGAAATAGACGTTCGGGTAATGGTAGTTATACACCATCTGCTGACCGAAATCAAACCCAGGATTACCGTTGTTCTCCCAAATCAGCAGAGCGCGAACGCGCCCGCCGAACCACAGGGCCGCCGCACACGCTAGTTTGGCTAGTTCATAGGGCGGCGTGTTCGCGTCGGCGAACTCCGCGACTTTTTCGTTCGTTTCATTGCATAGTGCCGAGATCACGGAGTTGGAAGCCCCCTGGCCCAGGCTGATATCGATCCCCAAAGTGTAGGTCTTAGTCTGGTCGGGGCGGCCTTTCACCAGGTCGCACCATATTTTCCAGGCCCCGTTGGGGGCTGTAACCACGCTTTCGAGGTCCTGTTTCAACAAGATAGCAGGGATCGCGGATTCCGCCAGGGTTTTCCGAAAGCCTATGTACCGGCGATGCCGCGGCGGGCGGGCAAATAACTTGCGGTGTTCCTCGATAACGACGCCCTCAAAAAAAGTCTCGCCCGACCCGATATGGTCCATATCGAGTTCGACGGCGATTTCCTTGGAGGAACGCTCCTGGCATTGGGCATCGTACCACGGCGAACGGATTTTCCATCGGCCCAGCTCATCGACGACGGCATACCGCCCCGCCCCTTTTTCCGGGTGCTCCCACCACGGCAGCACAAACACGGGAATCTGCCCGGACATCCGCCATTTGGAGAACGCCGTACCCGGCCCGTTCGGTGTGGAGCATACCAGCCGACAGGCGGTAACGTCCTTGGTGGATCGCTTGATGGACTCGCCTTCGCCCATCTTCGCCATTTCATCGAGGAAGATCGCCGTCCGCCGGTCGGAAGAACCCGCCGAAGCATTGGCGGATTCACCATCCACGCGGGCACCTGTGTCCTGATTGACCAGGTGCATCCGCTTGCGGTTCATGTTGGGCAGCATCCATTCAGGTAACCGCGAAAGCATATAGTCGATTTTACCAAACAGCGTGCCGGGGTCCGCGATGGGGCCGTGGGGATAATCCTTGGGCAAACCATCCAGCACGTCCACCGCTTCCTCTTTACGGGAAATTACCAGCAGCGATTCCGAATCCCGGAACAGGAACCGATGTAGAATCGTCGCACAGTGATTCCAGGTGGCCCCCATATCGCGGCTTTTATCGGTCAGCAGTTCCTCGCCGTTGTCAATCGCGGTCTCAATCCGCAGGATGTGGATATCTTGAATCGGCCACGTCACAAATGGGACATGGGCGTGGGCGGCCTGTTGCGTCGAGCCATCGGCTCGTGTCTCAAATACCCGGAGCGTGAAACAAAAAGCGTTGATAAAAAAGAGCAGCGATTGCGAGCACGCGGTGTAGAGGTCCTGTTGCAAATCGGGATCGGATTCGGCTTGCGTCAGCACTTCCGCCCGGTACTTCAGGTTGCGTGACGGCTCCTTCGGTACGACCAGGCCCGTGAGGGGGCAGGTCCAGGATTCCGGGAATACCGGAAAAGCGGCGGGCAGGTCGGGATTTCCAGGAAACTCATTCATGTTTCTTCCGTTTGCAACTCTAAAACCGACACGTTCCGCCTACCGCACTGGCCGCACTCCAACGATTCGCATTTGGGGTGTACGCTGATGGTGATGCACCCGCAATGTACACACACAACGCGCTCCACGACCACAAAGCCATACTTGAAAACCGCCTTTTCAATGGCCGCCAGGATCGCCGTGGCCTGGTGAATATCGCGGGGGACGAGCGGGTCGGGGAGTGGCGCTCGCGGGGGCCGCACCGAGCGGAACGAGGGTCGCGGCCAAGGTGTTGAGACGGGTAGAGGAGAGATTGCGGACTTTCTCAGCCGCCCGCATGCGCTCCGAAGTTTCGATAGTAGCTTGTGGAACACGCCCTTCGATCCTTTCCCAAACGAGGGCAATCGCCCATGCCTCCGGTTTGTGTGCGACGGATTCTTCCCGCCCCTTATCGTCCATACGCTTTTCGTCCCACCCCAGGGCCTTTTTCCAAAGCAGGGCGGCCAGAGCCTCGGCTTTCGAGACCGCCCCGCTTTCGCCCCAGTCATGCACGGTCGTGCCCAACTCGCGCAAACAGTTCGAGAGGTCCTTGGAACTCAGGCGTGGTTTCTTAGGGGCGGCCATCAGCCAGTCCGTTTCCAATAGGGGACGCCCCCGATTACCTCCGTCCGCGTCCTGATAATATGCCCGGTCGCCGTCACGCTGATAGCCCCGATTCCCGACGCTTTAAGCCGGGGCACTAGACCCGTGGGGACGGGCATACCCTCGCAGGCATCGGCCTGACGGATGTTGGCTATCCCCGCCACCAGGGGATACAAGCGATTACCCGCCGCAGGAGTTCCCCCGGTCGTGGTCGTGTTGGCCAGAGCCGCGTCATAGAATATGTCCGCGGAAATACTGGCGGTATAGGCGCTGTTCATCGTGTCGATAACTACCTGTTCGCTGGAGGCCAGGGTGACCGCCCCGCCCTCGGAGTCAAACAACAGGAAGATAACTCCGCCCGATGCATCCGTGGCATGATAGGCTTCCATCCGCACAAATTGACCGCGTGATTCGCTCATGTGATATCCTCAGACTTTCCAGGGTGGTTTCGGGATGCCGACCAGACCGCCATCATAGCGTACGACGCCTTTGATGACAACATCGGTCACTCCCACCGGGGATTGGACCCACAAGGTCTCCCCGGCCTTGCCCACATGGGGTGGCTTAAAGCGTAAAGTAATGCCGCCGTTGGCGACAAAGGTTCCCCGCAGGATCGTCGAGCCGGTCACGGGGGTGTTATTGGTTCCGGTGTACAGCAGACCATCACCCCCGGAGGCGGCGACGAGCGCGGCAAACCAGACCTCCAGATACTCGTTCGCCGACAGGGTGTACGCCGTGGTCAGGCCGGATAGGTAAATCGGCACGGCGATGCCCGCGGACGCATTGGCGGTGTGGACCTCGGCGTGAAATGCTGCCCCTTGCATGGCTAAGTTCCTTAATGGCTGATTAGGTCGCTGTTGAGAACGCGTACTATCGGCTGGGCCGTTACGGGCGGCGTGGGTGGGTTGGGTGTCGCCCTAAATTGCGCGATCCGCTGGCGGGCCAGGTCCTCGCTCAGGGCGACGGGAGGTTTGGCCGTCCGGGGCGTTCCCCAAACCCGATACACCAGACCGCCCAACACCAGACCATCCACCACCAGCATAAGCAGGAGACCGACGATTTCTGCCCAGTTCATAGCAACGCTCCTTCAGAATTAAACAATGGGTGTCCCCCACCCAGGCCAGCCATCGCGTTATAGAGGTTGCTCATCTGGGTGTCGGTGAGCAGCGCCCCCGCCCCGGCGTACAGGCCATCCTGCACGCCCCCGGTATAGACCCCTGCGTAAATAGTGCCCGCCCCAACATCGGGGGAAACGGAGGCCGGGGTCACATCGGGCGGTCTTACGGTCGGGGAATCGTAACAGAGTTTCCAAATCTGGTGCACCGGATCGGCGGCCATGACCCATATATGCGTCGTATTCAGGGCAATCGTGCCCAGCGTCCAACTGGCGGTGGCGGCGGTGCCGAAGGCGTCATACGACCGTCCCTCCATTGTGGAGGTAAGGGCTTGCGCCAGGCAGCGCGTCGCAGCCCCATCCACACGCCACATAACATGCGTGCCGGAGGCGGCCACGGTAAACGCCCCAAAAGCAAACCAACCGCTAGCCCAGGCAGCTTTCCACTGCCCACCGGACGTGCCGGTACCGGTGGGATATGCGATGTAGTCGTTAACGGCGTCATAGTTGACAGGATCGCGGGTGGGCCACGCCGCGAGCAACTTGGCCGGATGCGCGATGTTACCCGCCCCGCTAGTCAGGGTGCCGCGATAGCCGGTGCCCCGACCGTTGAAGTCCTGCACGTAGGCCGTGTCACGGGTGCCGAAACCCACGCACACATTGCCCGTGAGTCCCGCGGCGGTCAATACGTCCTCGGCTGTGGGCATCAGTCCATCCCCCACTGGGCTTGCGCCCCGACGATAACATCGAGCATTTCATCCTCGCTCCAGGGTCCCCCGACCGCTGTGGGAATCGTGGTACTGCACTCGGTCTCGATGATGGCCTGCGTCCCATCCCGTGACAGCCGCGGGCGGGCGACCGGGACATGACCCTGGGCCGCGGCCCAGGTCGCGAGATCGGTGGGCGTAAGCACGGTCGAGGGGACCGGTACGATCCAGTAGAGATTATAGTTGAGCGTGGGCATGGGGAGGAGTTACTCCGCAGGGGTCGGGGTGATGTTCCAGTCGGTTACGCGGCATTGCTTCGGTGTTTTAAGTACGCCGAAACGATGCCCGGAGTAGGGGGCGGGCGAGCAGGAGCGGGGAGCGGGGCACGGGGTAGCGACACGCCTGGTACTTTTGGCTCGACCCACACGCACACGGTTAGGAATTGCGGCCACAGGGATGCCTCCTGAAGGATAAGGAATTAGTTGAACAAAGCCATCCGCACGGTCGCGGACCCCGCACCGGTGGCGGCATTACGGATCGCCTTGATTTCCGTGGTCGTGCCGTAATCGGTTCCGACCACGAGCGCCGCACCGGTGGCGTGGCTGGTCGTGCCCCCGCCACAGGTCGGGCCGAAATAGAACGGCACGCCCGCGGGCACAAAAACGATCAGGTATTCCGGGGTAGCTTTGTTGTTCTTAAACTGGACGTAGATATCCGCCGTGGCGGTGATGAACCCATGCGTGAAGGAGGTGGGGTTGGTGGCGGACCACAGAATCAGGTTCCCATAGTTGTCCGTCACCACGCCGCCGAAGATCGCGGACGCGGCCCCGTTGGTCAGGTTTACGGTGATCGGCACGCGGTCATCCCCAACCACGACCTGACTGGGAGTGGTGAAGCGGGCCTGATGCAGAATGGCGAGGGGCGTGGTCATACGGATGAGTGTAACACACGTGCGGGGATAATGCAAGCGCCATCTGCGGGTACCTGGGAAAAACGCAGGGATGTAAACGACGTAAAGGTTGTAAAGGTTGTAAAGGTAGTAGGTGGAAGAGTCGGGTGGTGCTAAGAACTCACTATCGCTGCGCGACCAAGGCGTAGGTCGAGGGTCATACCGGGGGGGTGGTTGGCAGCTGGCTACGGGGCGGTTGGACGCGGGCTAAGGGCACGGGTACGAGACTAGGGGGAGATAGCCTTTGCCATTTGCCAACGGCGGGCAGGGTTTGGGCCTAGGAGACGTTCCTAGGTTGGGGGTGCTGGTAGGGGGCGGTTGGACACAGGAAGGGCTAGGAAGGGCAATGGCTGGGTTTGTGTCAAGGGGGCTTGGGGAATCTAGGGGTTTGGGGGTTTGGGGGGTTTAGGGGGAAAGACTACGTGTATTCTCATATTTGAGAAAAACAAATGTGTAGGTAGCTTAAAAACTTTTTGGTGAGCCAGAGAAAATGCGATTTTGACTGAAAACGGGAAAATGTAAATGTGTACTTATGTGCCACTTTGCGTCTTTTTTCCTCCATTATCGCGCTACGCGGAAAATGTTAAGATGGGTAATCTATTTGGTAAACTAGGTAATCTGGGGTATCTTTAATGTGCCCTAGAGCCTCAAAAACGCCATTCCAAAAAGTCACCAAAAACTTTTTAAGCTATCCACACATTTAATTTTCTCACTAATGAAAATGAACGTAAGTCAACCGAAACAAATGTGTAGGTGCCCAAAAAGTCTATCGCACATTAACCCCATCTACCACACATTAAGCCCCCAAAAGCCCCACCTATCGCACATTAACCACACCTATCTCACATTTATTTTGCGGTTAGCTTGCATTCGCTCCCAACGTAGCGTATAGTATAGGCATGTTAGGCG